GAGTATTGATGACACATAGAAAAGGAGAAGGTCGACAAGAGATGAACGCGACCATTGACCGTGTAGATGGAGACGGACCGTATACCAAGGACAACGTTCAACTGGTTTGCCATCGCGCGAACCTAATTAAACACACTATGACCGAGGACGACTTGTATTGGTGGTGCCGCAATATAGTGACAAACAAAGAGAAAATCTAATATAATTCAATTTTATGGCTTTACTAAAAGAAAACGAAGATGTCAATAATATAACAGAGGAGGAAAGAGAAGAGATGCGTTCTCACTTTCCTTATGCTGGAGTTCACTTAGGGGAGCTGTCCGTTCAAGAAGAACGTCTACTTTTGTTCCATCTTCGTGGTTTAAGTAAAGCGGCCGCCGGTCGAGCAGCAGGCTATCGCGATCAAGACCACGTGTATCAGTTGTTTAAGAAACCAAAAATGCAGAATGCTTTACAGTATTTGCGTGGTCAGTTGGTAGAAGAAGTTAAGTTCGACAGATCAACTGCTACTAATATGTATTTGGAAGCTCATAGAAAATCTGCCAATGCAACGGAAGAAAAAAATGTTGTCGATTCGTTGTGCAAGCTCCACGGTCTATTTATGCCAGATAGTGCGACGCAGATAAATATCAATGTTGAAAAAGTTGAACAGTTAGAAAAATTATCCGATGCCGAGCTCTTAAAACTTGCCGGTTCCGATGTTAAATATTTAGAGCCGAATGGACATAAAAAAGATTGAGTGCGAAAAGTGCAAAGGCCTTTTCCCTGAAACTTTAATTCTTAAGGAAGGAATTTGTGTTCACTGTCGAGCAGACGATGTAGAAAAGTTGGCCGAACCCCAGGCTCAAACTCAGGAAAGTTCGGAAAATAAAAGGCAGTTATCCTCACAAAAAAGAGCAGAGCGAGAATTAGCCAAACGTATTTTATGTCGAAAGCGTCTTTTACCATTTGTTGAACGTACCAATCCTGACTACTTGGCGGGTTGGGTCCACAAAGACATCTGTCAAAGACTAGAAAAATTTTCAGAACAAGTCGCCAATAAAGAGTCCCCAAGATTAATGCTCTTTATGCCGCCGCGTCACGGTAAATCTACTCTAGCTAGTGTGGCCTTCCCTGCGTGGCATCTAGGTCGACACCCACATCACGAATTTATTAGCTGTTCCTATTCAGGAAGTTTAGCTATGAATTTTTCGAGAAAAGTTCGTCAGGTTTTAAGAGAGCCAGTATATAAAAATATTTTTGAAAAAACTAGACTAGATAAGGATTCTCAGTCCGTAGAATCATGGAACACGAACCAAGGTGGTGGATATGTGGCCGCTGGTGTTGGTGGGGGTATTACTGGTAAAGGTGCCCATGTTTTATTAATAGATGACCCGATCAAAAACCGAGAGGATGCTGAGTCCGATAACAATAGAGATGCGACTTGGGATTGGTACACTTCAACTGCTTACACACGTTTAGCCCCGGGTGGTGGTGTGTTGGTTATTTTAACTAGATGGCACGATGACGATTTGGCTGGTCGTTTGTTGCGGTTTGCTGAAGAAGGCGCCGATCAATGGGAAGTTGTAAAGTACCCAGCTATTGCCGAACACGATGAAGAGTTTAGACAAGAAGGCGACCCTTTGCATGAAGAGCGTTACGACTTACCTGCGCTCGATCAAATAAGGAAAGCTATTGGGCCGCGCGACTGGACGGCGTTGTATCAACAAAATCCCGTGTCCGATGAAGGGGATTACTTTTCTCGGGATATGGTGCGCTACTACGAAGACGATGAAGTTGATTTTGATAAACTTCGGTACTACTGCGCGTGGGACTTGGCTATTGGTCAACGAGACCGTAACGACTATTCCGTTGGCATTGTTGTGGGGGTCGATGAGTACGATCAGTTGTTCGTGGTCGATGTTGTTCGAGGTAAGTATGACGGATTTGAATTGGTAGAACGTATTTTAGATTTGTATGAACAATGGCGACCTGGTATAGTAGGAATTGAGAAAGGTCATATTGAAATGGCACTAGGGCCCTTCTTAGAAAAAAGAACGAGAGAACGAAGATTAAACGAGGCCTATTTTAAAGATTTAAAAGTAGGAAGACGTGATAAAGAAGCAAGAGCTCGTGCAATCCAGGGTAGAATGCAACAAGGTATGGTATACTTGCCAAAAAATGCAGTCTGGACTGGCCCTCTAGTTGCAGAATTATTACGCTTTCCAAATGGGACTCACGATGACCAAGTTGACGCGTTGGCTTGGATAGGATTAATGATGACAGAATTTAGTACATTCTATGAAGCACCTGAGCATATACCTTCTTGGAGAGATAGGCTAAAATATTTAACGAAAGGAACGAAGCGTAAATCTTCGATGAGTGCTTAATGGCTATACATAAAAAACCAAAAAAGAATATGAATGCTGCTGAAGAGGCAGCTCTGGCTAAATCACAATGGGATGCTTACACTCGAGCTCGAGATAATGGGCATACCGATTACATAGATATCGCAAAACAATGCGATGCCTACTATAGGGGAGAACAGTGGGACGCGGCCGACGTTGCAGCCTTAGATGACCAAGGTCGACCTGCTTTAACAATCAACACCATTTTACCAACCATCAATACGGTTATTGGTGAACAAAGTACTCGAAGGGCTGATATAAGATTTAAACCAAGGGGCTCGGGTATGCAAGAAACTGCAGATGTTTTAACTAAAGTTTTTATGCAGATTTCCGACAACAACAAACTTGATTGGGTTGAATCCCAAGTTTTTTCAGATGGGTTAATACAAGACAGAGGTTGGTTTGATGTACGTATAGATTTTTCAGACCATATACAAGGTGAAGTTAGAATTACAGCTAAAGACCCTCTTGATATTCTTATTGACCCAGATGCTAAAGAGTACGACCCAAGAACTTGGAACGAAATTTTTGAAACCAAGTGGATGAGTATTAACCAGATTGAAGAACAATATGGTCAGAAAAAAGCAGACAAACTAAGAACTATTGCGGAAGTTGGGTCCACATTAGGTTCAGATTCTATTGAGTATGAAGAAGAGCGTTATGGTGATACTTATTCTGGCGAGTATGCTAGTGACTATCCACAAAACCCAGAAGAAGCTAAAGAAATTAGATCAATTCGAGTAGTAGAAAGACAATACTATAGATTAAAAGATTGTATGTTTTACGTTGACCCAGTAACAGGTGACGAAAGACCCGTGCCTTACGATTGGAATGAGAAAAAGAAAAAGCAATTTGCTGATGACTTTGGTCTATATATAGTAACTAAAAAAGTCCGAAAGGTACGCTGGACAGTAACAGCTGACACAGTAGTGCTATTTGATGATTGGTCGCCTTACGACCATTTTACTTTAGTACCTTACTTCCCTTACTTCAGAAGAGGTAAGCCGTTCGGTATGGTAAGAAACTTATTATCACCACAAGAACAACTAAATAAAATTTCATCGCAAGAGTTACACATTGTTAACACTACAGCTAACTCAGGTTGGATTGTAGAGTCGGGTTCTTTATCAGGTATGACGGCAGATGATTTAGAAGAGCATGGTGCGGAAACTGGTTTAGTTCTCGAATACAATCGAGGTTCCACTCCCCCTGGGAAAATCCCCCCTAACCAGATTCCCACCGGCCTTGATAGAATTAGTCAAAAAGCCGCTTTAAATATTAAACAAATAAGTGGGGTCTCTGATGCTTTATTAGGGACTGATTCACCAGAAGTTTCTGGTATTGCGATTCAAGCAAAACAAAATAGAGGCATCTTGATGATTCAAGTGCCTTTAGATAATTTAACTAAAACTAGAAAGTATTTAGCTGAAAAAGTACTAAACCTCGTTCAAAAATACTATACAGAAAAACGTATCATTCAAATAACAGATGAAAATGATCCTTTTAAACAAAGCATGCCGGTTGCTATTAATGAAATGACACCTGAAGGCAGAATAGTAAATGATCTAACAGTTGGTGAGTATGACGTTATAGTTGACACTGCTCCTTCTAGAGATAATTTTGATGAAATTCAATTTGCTGAAGCTATTGAACTTAGAAAAGCTGGCGTCCCAATACCAGATGATATGATTGTTGAATATTCA